GAGAGTTCTGTTTTCCACTTTGATTCTCTGGTTTGTCCTTATTATCACCTGCGTTCGCTGCGCCTTGGTCTACTGCCATAAACATATTAGCTTGTAATCTAGCTTCATCTGTTACTGGGTCTCTACCAAGTTCTAAACGCATTTCCTCATGTGTAATTGCATTTTGCATAAACATTTGCAGCACATGATTCTCTTTTTTAATTTTTGCATCTAGCTCTACTTCTGAGAACATAAATAGAACTTCGTCTTCTGGTTTTAAGATTGGGTCGAATCCGCCCTCAAATAATAGTTCATTAATGATTTGGTTACGTACGCACTCAGCAAATCCATGCTGGAAGTCTTTTACCCCATCATTCATGTCAGAAGATTGGTTATCTGATGTAGATTTGTTTGCTGTATCACCAATACCCATAACAGAGTCTGATACGCCAAGTCCAGTAAATACACGTTGACGGAAATACTTAAGGTATCCGTTCGCATCTAAGGCATTACCCTCTGAACCAATTACTTTGATATTGTGACGTTCTGGTACAACAATACCGCCGTCCATAGGCATTGCACGGATTTCTTCACGTACTGCATCAATTTCCTCGTCCTTTGCCTCAAACCCCGGCTCAGGTAAACCAACTTGATACATGTATAGCGGGAATAAGTTACGATAGATTAATCGAGCTACGTTCTCTTCAATCTGACGTAGTATCTTTACATCATCCATTACGTTAAATAGATAAGGAACACCATAGGCTCTACCTGTAGGTTTCTTATAAGCAAAGTGACAGACTTGTTCTGGTTTGAACTCGATACCTTGTCCGCCTCCGCCCGGAGCTTTTTGTTGATACTTCTGTAAGGTACCTGCTTCATCACGAGCAATTGTTACTGTCGTAGAAGCTAACGGGAAGTAAGCAGCAATTGGTTGTTTACTTGTATAACCTGTTGCCTGAATCCCAGCCATACCTTGTGCATTCTTCTGATATTGTTTTACTACGTATGCATTCCCATATAAAACGTAATCATGCGCCATTGTCGTGAACAGTTCTTCTGTAGGAATACCAGAAGCTTCTGTCATTAACTTTAGACGAGTCCATACGTATTCTGTTGCTTTCTCATTCTTACCCTGTAATTCCCATCCATTCTTAAACATTCTACCTACATACTTATCTATAGCTCTACGAATATAGGAATCTGTGTAATAAGCACGTCCAATTTCCTCTAAGTCAACTGGTGATTCCTCGAAGTCACCGGCACCTACCCCTTTAATCGCTTGTCCTAAGGTCTTTACCTTTACCTTCTTCGGGTCACGAGCTGTTGAAGGAGCTTCTCTGAATTTTGTCATCTTATTCTTTACACGGGAATATCCAAATAGATTCATGTTCTCACCCTCTTTATTTCATAAGATTATCTAGTACCCAGTAGCCTTCTCTTGCTACTGCTTTGTCTTTTACTAGGTCTAACTTTTCCATACGTACTTCTAAGTCAATCATGTGTATTTGATACATTTCTTGTAGGTAAGTCTTATAGTTCTTACGTACAACATCCATGCCTCCAGCCACTTGGTCAAAGAATCTCTCTACTCTTACTTGGCGGGTAGGGTCTATCATATTATTCATCATGTCATATAAATCTAGAAACACTTCATTACGGAATCCTACTAAGTTAATGACTTCGTTATGTACACGCTTTTTCGTAGGCATGTTACCCACAGTCTTTAATAAGTCTTCCTTCATTCGTTTCTCTTCAATTTGATTGTTAATTTGTAATTTCATTGTTGCTTGCAATTGAGCACAGGACTTATAATACTGCTCTGGCTTGTCATGTTGCTTTTGAAGTAGTCCTTGGACATCTTCCCCTTCTACGTAAGCATCAGCCTCAATTTGCATGTTCGCACCTTTTGCACATTTATCTGTTAACCCAATATCTAACCTAGCAAAAGAAGACATTTCCTTTTGTTCGTTTAGACGGCGGTCGAAATATTCCTTGTCTCGTTTACTTGCCGTGTATTTCTCTAGGGCATCATAGTACGCATCTGATTCATAACTATTTGCTAATGCCTGATAATAAATGTTTTGATTCAGGTCATGTAACTCATTCAGTGCTACGTATGCTTCACGCTGACGGCCTTCCACTTCTTTTAGCTCATTATAATAAGCCTCATCAAATGAAGGGCTACTTGGAATACGTTCAGGTTTTGTGACTTGGTTGTACATAGTCTTAACTAGAAGATAATGAAGTTCTTCTACATTCATAAGAAGATGCTTGATATCTGGGTATAATTCCAAAGCAATATTTCCGTTAATGTCTTCTGCATACTTCTCTACCTCATCTTGAATCTGAATATACGTTGGATTCTCTGGATGATTTAAAGACTCTGCATAGATTTCAAATGGAAGTCCCTTATCTGGGTCAATCTTATCAAGCCCCGGTATAGTTGCGGGTGTGTCCTTGATGTTTGCCAAGATGCTAGGGTCAATTGGAATTAAGGTATTCTTCATACCGTCTTCTAATTTTTCTACTAATTTGTCTAGGTAGTCATAGACTTCTGAGATTTCTACGTATGTATCCGTAATAGGCGACTCCGTTAAATCTTCTTTCTCTACTTTCCCTTCTTCTGTTAACTGCTGAAATAAACTTTTACGGTCTCGCTCGGTCATCTCAATAATTGGACGATAGTTTAATATGGCTCTCTCTATGTCCGTATCAATACCCGGGCCTCCGAATACTTTGTCCTCCATAATCTCACCTCGAATTTCTGTAAAATAATAAAAAAAATAGACAGGAAGAGAAAAGGGGAGGAAGAACTTCCTGTCTATCAAAAAGGGAGAGGGAGGGATTTATAGTAAAGGACTTACGTCCTATTACCCAACTTTACCAAGAACGTCGCATTGGTTTGCTAGCTCTTGAGCTTCCCCTATTTCCCCAAGTAAATGTACCTTCCGAACGTTTTGCTCGTCTAGGTGGTGGTGCCGATGGCTCATCCCACTCTTGTTCTTTCTTGTTATCCAGCCCTCTTGCTTGTTGCTGGAAGATAGCCATTAGTGGGTCTACGAACTTAAGTGCTGCGTGCCCAAAGTTAGTAGCTGCTGGTACAACATCAATGGTTTGTGCAATCTCTGGCATTTCGTTAATGAAAGCTAATAGAGATAACATCAATCCATCTAAAGCATGTTCGTCAACGTTAGAGTAAGTCGGCTCGCCTGTCTTGGGAGAAATACGTTCCACTTGGTAGTTAGTCATTTGGCGAGCAATGACTTCATCTACATCACGATTTGGAATACGTAACTGTCCACGTTCTAGCATTAATACTGTTTGGTTAACCATGAACGGCTTGATTGGTTTCTTATCAAACGTACGAGAGAACGGGTCTCTTACCATTTGGCTTCCGCCAAAGTGAACACCTTTTACTTTATCTCCTAGTGCTTTACGAAGAGTCTCAATCTGATACTCCCCAGCTCCACGGTCAGGATAAATCGCAAATGGTTTGTAGATTCTATCTAGCTCTATAATTTTTTTAACAGCTATATCGTATGTAAATTCACCCTTAGGTATTTCAATACGATTAATAACTTGGAATCGTCCTGCTCCCGGTGCCTCTCCAAACTCTGGACGAGGTCTACGAATATCATGTGGATTCCACTGTGTAACAACGATTTGAGTGGCGTTACCGAACTTATCCCAGTCAATCCCGATAGAGATTGGGCCACCATGTAAACGTTGCTCAATCAGAGAGTAACCATTAGAAGCCGCTTCGTCAATATAATCTTTGTTAAATACCCCGACCATTTCAGTACCGAACTCTGCTAGTACCTCGTGTTCGTAAGCAACCTCAGAGAACTGCTTTCTAAGTTCTCGTTCCATCTTCTCATCCCACTCTGGGTTGACCATGGTTGGATAATAGAACTCTTGCCAGCCTTCTGATGTTTTTCGGTCATACGTCCGTAAGTCATAGAAGTTATTCTTATACCGTCTTACTCGTTGGTTTAGCTGCATGTCCGTACATAGCTTATAGAACATACCACGACGTCCTGTAGGTGTAGATGCAACCATTACACCGATACGGTTTGGTGCCTCGAACGTAATCGCATAGATTGCCTCGAAGTCTTTATCAGTCATGTAATCGACCTCATCCATATATAGCCAAGATGCTTTCTGTCCACGTAATGAACCACCCTCAGAACCAGAACGTGTACCAGCCGTGAATAAACGGATAATAGATTTGTTCTTGAACTCTACTACATATGGATTCTTAGTCATAGACTTAATAGATTCTTTTAGAACTGGATTGTTATCAATGAACGTTTTTAATTGGTCAAAGATAAGACGTGCTTGGTTATCATAAGGCGTGGCTACAATGCACGTTGCGCCCTTACGAGTCTCTGTACCACCATTACAAGTAAACGCTACCCATAACATGTGCGCACACATTGTCCATGTATTATGTACAAAAATATCTTCTACTACTAAATTATGTGTCTCAGGAACGAATACATCATATGTTTGTCGTTTCCCGATAGGTTTGATATCAATAACTTCTTCCCAGATAACATCTGAGTTTGCTAAGTCATATAAGAAGTCACTCTGTAAGTTCTCTGCGTAAATACGAGCATTGCCTACTGTTACGCCCTTACTTGTACGTAAACGACGATTATTGCCGCCAGCTACTTCGGTCTTCTTTAAACCTTTAGATTTACGCTCTTTCTCGATGTGAGGCCAGACTTCTTTTGGAATGATTGCGCCTGTGCTATTCATTTCCATTGCTTTGCTATGTACTTTCTGGATACTCTCTTTACGTTCAGGCATATACTTCGCAATATGTTCTAAGAATAGTAATAAACTAGTCTTGTGATAAATCATTAAATGGAAGTATGGACTACCTTCTAATTGCTTTTCTAATAGATTTGTTTGAATACCGAAACGTAATAGTAAGTGCTTTACGTCAAGTGCAAAGGACTTGTCACGAGTTGCAAAACCGATTTCGCCAATACGACTAGCAAAGAACCAACCGCCTGCACCGTATAAGGAAGCTAAGAATAAAGCAAAGTCCTCACGCTCTAGTTTGAATACGTCTTGCGGAATCTTACGTTCTTTTAACTCCTTATAATAAGGAAACGATTCGAGTCCTGTTAATTCGAATGTACGCTTACGAGTCTTCTCTTTTGCTTTAATCCCAATCCCATGAGCTAAACAAGCTTTACGGAACTCATCTTCCATCTCTGGATATCGTAATTGTAGTGTTACATTGTACTTATTGAACTGTCCTGCGCCTAAGATAAAGCCAATTAACTTAATTGTGTGAGCTGGTAATGTATCCTTGCCGAAGTAAGGTAATGCTTTAGGAGTCGCAATCGACTCTCCAATCTTAAGAGCATCTACTTCTTTCCAGCCATCCACTGTAAGAACAGGGTGATTACCTGTTAAAATAACTTGTGCGCCGTGTTTCGTAATGACAGCGAACGTATCCTTTACGCCATTGTCTTCTACATAAAATGCTTCTGATTTCTGCATGTGATAATTCTCATCTAATGTAACTAGATTGGGTTTATTACCTGCTAGTTGTCGTTCATAAAACTCTTTTACTGCAATGTATTCACCCGTTTCGGGATTCATGACACGTTGACTTTCTTCAATACACTTCCCGATACGACGTCCACAACGTAATACTTTACGGTGATGGGGATGTCTCAGAATTTGTTCCTGATACCAACGTGGTTTCTCACCTAAGTGATGTTCTGTCCATTTCACGGGGTCTCGCATAATCTCTAACATTTCTGTATCATATTTCGTAAATTTACTCATTGCCTCTCCTCTTCCCTTTATAGGGCGGATTCACCGCCCCTTTTTATGGTCTTCCGTATGGAGAGAATATTTTAGCCTCTCCACCTAAAGCTGAACGTGCATTTAATTTACTTCCTTGAATCGCTTGGACTGCCGCCTGTCTCATTGTTTGAGCACGCTGTGTATCCATGTATTGTCCGCCTACCATACCAGTTTGGTTAAATTGCTTATTCCACCACTGTTCTTTCTGGTGTAAGAACTTACCTGCTCCGTACGCAGCTTCTCCTATCATAGGAGCAAACGTTGTCGTAGCCGCTAATGCAGGAGCCATTGTCCAGTAGATATGCTGAGCACCGGCTTTTACCATTGCTGTTCCTACATCATCACCCATCTGAACGTTCTGATAGATATCGAATCCAGTGAAACCAAGCATACCCTTGCCCCAAACTCCTTTAGGGGCTTTACTTAAAGCTTGTTTTGCACCACTTAGAATTTGGTGTCTAACTCCTTCTCCAGCCATAGTAATCCTCCTTATCTATGTCTTTGATTATGGAGTCCAAATACAAGGTCTCCTGATGCTCCTAATGTAGGAGCTGAGGTATTTGTTTGCGCTACCCCATCTGCATCCATAACTGCTGGACTTCCCTCATAAGAGATTTGTCCGGGTTTCGCAAATGTGTTAATGCCTTGCAAACCAGAGCCAGCGGGTAACTTACCATTACCTGCTGCTCCCGCCGCTAGACCATACGCTGTAATACCTGCCCCAGCTACAACAGCTAAGGGTTTATTCTGTAGTTTGTAGCCAGTGTACATATTCGACCAACCGGGCCCGTCCTCTGCTTTCTTTACAAGAGGTTTCATACTCTTTTTCGCAACGAACTCAGCACCTCTAAATAAGTTATCACCGACTTTTGCTTGTCCACCATAACCGACAGTATTATGTAGTGCAGAACCTGTTTTCTTTAAAGCACTTTTAATAGATGTTCCAAGTCCCATTGTTCACACCTCCTATCGTTTGTTCATGGTTTGCTTTGCAACCTGAGCATTACGCTGATTCATCATTAACGCATCTACTGCTTTTGAGACACCACTGTTTTGTAAGTTACCAGCGGCACGAGAAGCAGCCGCCGCATCACGACCATGATATCCAACAATATTACGAGCATTAGATAGAATGTCTCGGTTTCGATTAGAGAAGGTAGCTGCTTTCACGCCTTGGAATCCAGTCCAACCGACAGCACCTTTAAAGGCTCCATCTTTCGCACCTTGCCAGAAGTCTCCGCCTTGTGCTGCTGAAACCGTACCACCAATAGCTCCGCCCCAGACAGCACCACGAGCCGCTCTTCCTCCCAGCCAACGAGATACACTCTGGTCTTTTGCACCAGCGGCATTCTGTAATCCTCGCTTACCAAACTCTAATGTATTCATTGCTTGTTCTTGGTAAGTACTAGATGTATGACCTTCTGGTTTGAAC